ATCTCTTTAGCATGAGCTTCATCTTTTACATTAAAACATAATTCATCATGGATCTGTAACATAGGTAAGTGACCTGCATTCACACAATCTAACATAGCTTGTTTAGTTTGATCAGCTGAGGATCCCTGGATTAGTCTATTCAATGCTTTATAGGTATAGGCTCTTTTAATATTTTGAGCACCATACTTTGCAACTGCATTCTCATATTTCTCTGCAACATGTAGGCCAAAGTCTTTTGTTTCCCACATATCAAATCTACATTTTCTACCCTTTTTAGTTCTAATCACACCATCATTAGCAGCTTTAAGCATACATCTATCAGATAGTTGTTTTACAAAAGGTACCTTCCTATTATATTTCACAATCAACTCATCGGCCTCATCTTTACTTACCCCTAAAGAATTAGCTAACTTATTCTTACCCATTCCATACATAAGACCTAGTCCAATTGTTTTAGCTTGAGTTCTATCAATGCCTACCAGGTCTGCTACTGTTTGGTGAAAGTCAGCGCTAGAATTTTTATATGCTTCCATTAATTCCTCGGAGCCCTCGTAGTTTAAAGACGATGCATAATGAACCGTCATCCGTGGTTCTTGTTGCGAGTAATCAAAGCTACCCCATTGGTAGCCCTCTTCCGGTATAAATAGCCCTCTAATCTTGGGCCCAAACTCTTTATTTCTAGCAGGTATTTGTTGTAGGTTGGGATTAGACATACTGAGTCTACCTGATACCGTACCTCCAGTATCTGATCTAAGTTGTTGGATCTCTCCATGAATACGGCCGTTGACCTGGTACTTCATGATCGAAGACAAAAAAGTTCCATGAAATTTATTGATCTCTCTTGCACTCACAATTAATTGTGCTATTTTGTTTTTATTATTAATCAACCAATTTTGTGTAAACGATGGTTCCTTTGTTTTTTCGGTTCGTGGGTAGTCTAACTTCAGTTTGTCAAAAGCTTTGGCAATCTGGCGGGGTGCCCAGATATCTATTTCTACTCCTGTTTCTTTCTGTATATCCCGTAGTATTTCTTTTTCTTGGTGCATCATTTCTTTTCGTAATGCTTCAGCTTTTTCCACTTGGACTCTCACTCCTCGTTGACGCATCTTTATTAGGATTGGAAGCAATTGCATCTCCATTTCCCATACAGTAGTTAGACTCTGAGTTTTAATTTCTTGTTCAAATCTTTTCCATAATTTTAAAGTTAGTTCTGCATCTTGCTCTGCATAATATCCAACATGTTCTGCAGGTAACTTCCACATCTCTGCTTTAGGATCTATACCATGAGCTGCTGCAGCTTCTCTTAATTCTGTTTCTGCTTTTATTTCTCCAAGGTAATCTACTGACAGTGCGTTTAAAGAATAACTAAATCTATTTTCATCTATAAGTGCAGCGGCTATCATTGTATCTATGATCTCACCTTTAACTTCTATACCAGATGCTTGCAACCAACCGACATCGTATTGAGCATTGTGAAATATTTTTTTACATGGAAGTGCACACACGTCTTTCATATATTTTTTAACCTGTTGAGGTATCATATTACCCCCACCTAAATGATTAAATGGAAAGTAACCCTTCCATCCATCTACTGCTACTGCAAACCCTACAATCTCACCTTTACCTAAAGCCCAGCCAGCTCCAAGTTTATTATTAATACCATCATCTCTTGTCTCTAAGTCGATAGCTATTTCTTTTGCGTTAGATAAATCTTTATACTCACTTGGTGTGTTCCACATTGATTTTTTAAATGTTAGTGTTAGTTGTAGACCGTTCATATGTTTCTTCTTTCGTTGGTATCTTTTTAATTATTATGTAACAGTCTGCACAATAATATTTTTTACCTTCTATTATCACTGCATCCTTATTACATTTTTCACATTTACTTTTTTCTTTTCGCATCCTTCATTTTTTTTATTTCTAAATCACAATAATGTTTTATTTTTTCTAAATCTTCAATTCCATTTTTACCCAGATATCTACAAACATATTTCACAACATTGCCCTGAAAAAATGAAAGATTATTTTTTGAAATAAACTCATAAGGTTGGATGGTAAAATCCTTATAGTGATTCCCGCCTACCTGCTTATCTTGTGGAAATGCTTCTTCTAATAAACTTTTATTTGTCATTTTTCTCCTGCACGTAAATTAAATAATCAGACCCAATTGGATAGTTATATTTATAGTCAGTTCGTAATAAATGTAAAGTTTTTCTTGCTCTTGTAGCACCTGTGTACCAAACTTTACGCTCATCACTTTTTTCTTGTCTATTTTTATTATCATAATCTGATGGATAATTACCTTTACTATAAAGCACTACATGATTTGCTTCTCCACCTTTAACACTATGTATTGTATCTATAGTAATTAATGGGTCCTTATCTAATTCTTTTTGTCCATAAGTTCTAAGTAATCTAATAAATTGTCTTACCTGTCTTGGTTTAAAATTTCTTCTGAGTATCCAGTACCAAGGTTTTTTTGAGTCCTCTTCTTTTAATTCTAAACCACACCACTCTTTTAAATCTTGAAAGTTATATTCTCTTAAGTCTGGTTCATTTCTCCAAAACCTATCTAATCTATATTCGGGATCTGAAAGTTCTCTAATAAACTTATACATATTCCTTGCTTGTTTCTTATTTATCTTTTTGTCTTTAGTAATAGCAGTCCAGGCCTTAATAGCTTCCCATTGTTTTACATCAAAACATTTTGTATCTTTATTATCTTTAAAATATAAACCCGCATCTTTAGCTAACATTCTAAGTTCGTTAACTGTTTCATTTATTCTGCCTAGGATATACCAGTCTTCTTTTAACTTATTAAAAGGTATTTCTTTAAATGATAAATAACTCTTTACATAACCTTTACTATCACCAGGTAAGTATTCTTTCTCTTCACTATCTTTAATACCTCTTCTAATAACTTGTGAAAATTTATAAATAGCCTCTCCAAATCTTTGAGTCTTTCTTAGTTTTACTTTTCGGCCTGGAAAAAACTTTGTAAAATACTTTGGATCTGCACCATTCCATTTATATATACCTTGGTCATCATCACCTGCTAAATATATTTTCTTAGCCTTCATAGCCATCTTATAAATAACTGACCATTGAAGCGGTGTACAATCTTGTGCCTCATCTAAGATTAAAACTTTAAGCGATGGAAAGTCTACTTCTTTAATTGTTCTCTCAATCATATCATCAAAGTCAATGAATGATCTTTCTCCTCCACCTTGTTTATAATGTTCGTATGTTGATATCTTTCTATGAAAAACAGTTAATGAATCCTTTTTATAAGACTCTCTTTTGTAGGCTTCCTCTGGAGTGATTAATAAATTTCTTGCTTTACTATAAATACCTAATGACCAATCTTTAAATGTAAATGCATCATCAGCTAACCTGGTATCAGATGTTTTTATTATTTTAGTTTGTAATGCAAAATCAATAGCACAATGTTTAGGATCAAAGACCTCTTCTTGAAAGTATCTTCTACAATATGTGTGTAGAGTTTTAAATCTTAAAAAATCTTCTGATGTATAATTAGGAAAAGAGTCCATAGCTCTTCTTACTGCAGTGTTCACTGCTTTGTTTGTAAAAGATAAGTAAGCTATATCAGATGGTTGCACTCCTCTTCTTAAATGACTTTTTAAAACTCTCTCAATTAAAGTATATGTCTTACCTGTACCTGGTGGACCAAATATCTTTATAGTCTTCTTATATAAGTCTTTAAGTATTTTAAGTTCTAAATTTTCCTGTGTGGAAGTCATCATCCATTTCCGATACTGTTTTCTCGTTACCTTTAGGAGCGTTACCTATGTTTTTGTAATCTACAAACTTAGGCATTTTTACAAACCAAACATTCTTAACACCTTGATGATAATCTAATCGTTCACATCCCAACATATTTAAAGCTTCAGCTGAACTTCTAAATACTTTATTCTTTCCTAAAAAATCTTCAAAGGTAATCTTTTTAAAATAACAAATGTTAGTTTCAGAATCTAAAACAACATACTTATCTTTTAATTTATCAAAGTCATCTTCCTCAATATGGCTCTCAAAGAATTTTTTAAGAAAAGTATATTTTTGTTCTTCAACTGAATCTTCAAACTTCATCTTATCATTCTCAACTGCTTTCTTAACCAATGCAGCCATAAGCATTTCAAATGGAGAAGGACCACTTCTTGGCCTAGGTAATGTAACCCAATAGATTCCATACTTAAGTAATTTAACTCTAAAAGATTTTTCATCCTTCATATCTTCTGGATTGATTACTATTTTCTCTCCTTGAAATGTAAATGCATATTCAATTGATGTTGGACTTCTAGTAAATTCTATATCCTCAAAGTCATCTATTAAATCTGGTACTTGTGATCCGATACCTAACTTTCTAAACTTACATAAATCTTTATTACATATAGGTGTGATAGCGCCAAGCTTTGGTGGACACTTGTAATTATAATCTTTTTTAATAACAGATTTTGCAACAGAACTTTCCACTTCTTTTGGGTCCATAGGTGTAACAAATATCTCCTGGTTTCTTTTTTGAAGTATTCGTGACATCTCTTCTTTACTAATATTACCGTCTGCTTTTTTCATCTCCAGGACACCAACATTGTAGAGTAAATCATTTCTGTGATTACCAGACCACTTGTCCATAATCATTTTTTGAATACAGGGCGGATAATGTTTCCAATCCTCTTCTGGTTCGTATTCTTTTACTTTTAAACTATTTAATTGTTCTAAAGATATTGTTTTCTTTTTGGCTAATTCTAAAAAAGTTCCTATCATAACCGGTGTATTATTTTCATCATAAGCAAACTCTGTAGTGGCATTCATATTGAAGTAAGGCATGTTCATGCACTTATTCATAGGAAATACTTCTAATGCTTGAAAGAAATTTTTATTCCACTCATTTAATTTTTTAAGAACATCTTTAACTGGATACCATCCATCCAAGAATAAAAATAAATGTAGACCACCAGACTTTGATCTTACTGGTACTAATGGTAATTGATTGTCTCTAACAATATCTATAACTTTCTTTTGTGAATAATCTTTATAACTCTGAGGATCTATATCTATACATCCCCATTTACATAGGT